ATATAATAAATACAAGTTAAATTGGTAAAGGTGGTGAAACTATGCGAGAAAATCTAATCAAGTTCCGTGGGGACCGTACCCAGCAGGAGATGGGCGATCGATATGGTGTCGGTCAGCAAACCTGGTCTGCATGGGAACGGGGCGATATTACGCCGTCTGCGAAGAATATGCGTAAAATTTCCAGAGATGCTGGTATGACCGTTGACGAGCTTTTTTTTCAACCGTAAATACCAATTTAATTTGTAAAGGTGTGGAAAATGAGCAAATATCTTATTCAAACCATGTGCGATTACTACCTGGAAGTTAGATACAAAAGGGTGGACGGAATCAAAAAATACCGGGCCTGCTACCAGGAACAAAACAAAATTTCATGGCATCCGATTGCTGGTTCCCGGTGGGAAGTCAAGAGAGAGGATGCCGAAAGATTCCTGGATAGATTCGCCAGGAGAATGGGCATAGTCAAAAAGGAATCCTGAAGGGGGTGAAGGGATGAAACAAGAGGATTTCGACCGAGAGATATGGACAACCCGGAACGTAGCCGACTACTACGGATGCACTCCCCAGGCTGTCTACGACATGAGGGATGCCGGGAAACTTCATCAGCTGGTCAATCTCCCTGGGGTTCGGTTTTCCAAAACGGAAGTTGTGGAATTGGCGAAGATGCCTGGTGATTCCCTTCTTCCACACGAGGTGGCCCGGCTAAAAAGGGAACTGAAACTGGAAAAGGAAAAGAACGAACGCCTTATGGCGTTGATGTTCAAAGTCGGTCAGCTGGGTTCCCAGGCTATGGCCGAAATCTTGAAGGGGGGTGAAAACAATGAATTGGAAAGCTAGATGGGCCGCACTTGTGATTTCCCTGTCAGCAATCACCGTGGCCAGTCATGCTGTGTCTGCTGTCAATGAGATTCAGCAGCCGAAGCAGTACACCTGCTATTCCCGTGTGGTGCTTCCTGGTCAGTCCCTATGGGACATTTGCTCAAAGCTGGACACCAGCGAGGATATAAGGGAGGTGATCGACAGGGCGAGGAAGGACAACGACGTGGCCGACCCGGGAGCATTACAACCCGGCAAGGTGCTGATGATCAGAGTAAAAAAATAATCCCCACATGGCCGTGTGGGGATGAGGTGGAGATTTTTCGATAAATGCTTCCACCTCCATTATATCACAGGAGGAAAAAATGGAAAACACCGAACTGAAACAGGATCAAATCCTGGAAAAGAAAATGGACGACTACAGCAGTATGCTGAGGGATTTCAAAGCCGATGGCGAACTGCTCGTAACTATCACGCTGAACGAATACCGTTTCCTGGTTGACGATAGGGCAACCAATCGGCACTACTCCAACGAGTGCTATGACCTTCGGAAGCAGTTAGAAAACCTGCAAAAGGGAATCAGCGACCGTGATAAGCGGATTGCGGCACTGACCGAACAACTGAAAGGGGCCGCCAGACTGGTGAAGGCTTTCAAGATGATGGGGAAGGAGGAAGCGAAATGAAAAAGACTGCTGACGATGTTCAGACTAAACTGCTTCACGACGTGAGGTTTAACGACCTCGCTGTTGTGACTGCTGTCATCGATGATGATATTTGCAGTGTCGCTGTTGGCGGAAAGCGAAAAGACATTTCCTGCGGGACATCAGCCCTAACCCAACAGCTGGTGAAGCAAATCGGGGAAACCGATACCATTGCGGCAATCATTGACGGGTTTTACAAAGCGGATGTTTCCGTAGGCAATCTGGAAATCGCACTGGAAGCCCTGAAACTGTGGAAAAAAGCGAAAGGAGAGTACGAACAATGAGCACTTTGTACGAAATCAACGAACAGATTCTTCGTTGCGTAAAAGACGAGGACATGGTGGTGGATACCGAAACCGGGGAAATCCTGGACGTTGCCGCCCTTGATGCTCTCCAAATCAGTGCGGATGAAAAACTGACGAACATCTGCAAAATGTACATGAACGATATGGCAAAAGCTGAAGCTATTAAACAGTTAATAACAAAGCTGACTAAACGGCAGAAAGCCGCAGAAAGCCGTGCTGCCCAGCTGAAAGCCTATGCAGAAATGAACATGAAGCTGAGGGGCCAGCGAAAATTTGAGAAGCCTGAATTCGTAGCGTCTTTCAGAAAATCTCAGGCTGTAGAGGTTTCTGATCCTGACAAAGTTCCTGCGGCTTATCTGATTATCCAACCGCCCAAGGTTGATAAGATGGGCATTAAAAAGGACTTGAAAGCCGGAAAAGAAGTCCCAGGGTGCAAACTGGTGGAACGGAATAACCTGTCCATTCGTTAAAAGGGGGATTGTACGATGGATTCCAGATATATGAGCCTTTCGCAGGTTCCAAGCGATGCTACGAAGCCGATTTCCTTTGGGAAATTAAAAGGAAAATCTGACATCAACCCTCAGTGGAGGTATGAAGCTCTTACTGATGTGTTCGGGCTTTGCGGAGAGGGTTGGAAGTTCGAAATCACTAACACTATCCAGGTTCCTGTTCCTGCTACCGGGGAACTGCTGGTATATGTGTTCGTCAATCTGTATATTAAGGGGCCGTACGGATGGTCGGCCCCCATCCCTGGAAGCGGAGGTGACTACCTTATCGTCAAGGACAAGAACGGCATCCACGGGAACGATGAGGGCTTTAAGATGGCCACTACCGATGCCCTGGGGACCGCCGCCAAGATGGTGGGGGTTGCGGCTTCCGTCTACCGAGGAACCTACAGAACCAAGTATGAACGGCAGTCAGAAAGCTATGCAAGCGAAAACGAGTTTGATTACAAGCCAGCAAAGCCACAGCCGCCCCAACACCCGACGCAGAAAATGGCCAACGACCTGGAAATCCTTTGCCAGAAGAACGGCAGAAAAATCCAGGATATGCTGGCCCATTACAACATCAAATCCGTTGCAGAAATGGATATGACAACATACTGGAGAACTTACAACACCCTCAAACATAAAATGGAAGAAGTGGAGGCTCAAGCATGATCGAAATCAAAGATGTGAAGATGAAAGGAAACACCGATGTTAAGGTGTCTTTCATCGAAAGTGATGAAGGTAAAGTAACCGAATACGTGGTGTCCTCTAACGAGGCACCACGTCCCGAATTTATCCAGGCAATGTGTTCCCTGGCCCCAGATCTGATGGGAATCATCGGAATTTCCATTACGGATGGAGAGAAGGCGTATGAACGGACCAATGTCCAGGGCTGTTCTTTCAAGCACACCGGGGATGGGAATTTCAACGCTGTAATCAAAGGAACCATCTATGTTCCGTGGCTTGATGCTGATGTTGCCATCAACACGCCGAACATCGGGACCCGTCCAAAGGATGCGCCCCTGGGGGCATATCTTTCTGATTCTACGGAACGGAAACTGCGGAAGGTACTGAAGGAAGCTGAACTGTACGTTTCCGGGAAGCGTGCCCAGGAAGTGCTGTTCGATGATGAAGCAGGAAATCAAAAGGCCATTGGAAACATGAAGCTGATTGGATAAACAAGGCGGTGGCAGATGGAAACATTCAGTTACATAAACGAATTGAACGCTTTTGATGCGTGGTTGACCTATCACGAACTGCCACCTTCTTCAATCGTCCTCTGGTTCGCTTTGGTGCGCATCAGTAACTCCCTGGGAAGAAAAACAGTGTTCAACGCTTCGTTGAGTTTGCTCAGTACCAAATGCGGACAGATGGACGATAGGACTATTCGCAACGCCAGGAAAAGACTGGAAGAAGAAGGGCTGATTTCTTTCCAGTCAAGGAAAGGACTTCGGTCTGCTGTCTATACTCTTCATCTCTTATCAGCGGAAAGAAAGGAAAAAAATGTACCTTCTGATTTCCGTTCTATTCCAAACACGGAAATGAGAAAGGAAAAAAATGTACCTTCTGATTTCCGTTCTTTTGGCGAAAATGGGGAAAGAAAGGAAAAAAATGTACCTTCTGATTTCCACATACATAAGAGTAAGAGTAAAGATTATAAGAGTAAGAGTATATATATAGGCGACCAGACCAAAGAAGTTATCCATGAATTCGAAAGCAAGATTCATCCCATGGCCAACTTGACTGAACGGGAAAATCTGCTTGATCTAATCGAAACATACGGAACCATGGATGTCATGGAAGCTATACAAAAGGCTTCCGGGTATCGTGGGACATCAATTCAGTACGTGGCCAGTATCCTGGCGAATAAAAAGAGAGGTGTACGGAATGGAAATCAGCAAGGAAACCCTGGACTTCCTCAAAGCCCATTGCCCGGGGGTTATGACGAAGCTGCAGAACGCAAGCGCCAGCAAGTCCTCAGAGAATTGGGCATCATCAAAGACGATTGAAGAACAGGTGAAGGAGGAACAAGCCCCCTGCCGGGAATGCGACGGGGTGCATTGTGGACAGCCCACCAGAGGCTTTTATCCGCTCATTGTCCAGTCTAATGGGAAGCCACATAGGGCTATGCGTATGTGCCGGGTGGAAGAAGCCAGACGAAAGCAGGAGAAGATTGACAGGCTCATGCAGAACAGTTGTCTTCCCCCGTATCTGGAAGGAAAAAAATGGTCAGACTTCCAGGTGGATTCCCTGGACGAAAATTTCGCCCTGGATGCCGGAAAGGCTGTGGCAAGTGGCCAAATGGACCGTGGTCTTTATATCACCGGACCGAAAGGAACCGGGAAAACCATGTTGGCATATTTGATAGCCAGGGAAAAATTGAAGACAGGCACCCCGACTATGTTTGTATTCGTTCCCGAACTGCTTTCCAAGTTCCGGGAAGCAATCCGGGATGAGCATAAAGAAGACCCGGCAAAGATTGCCAGGGATGCTGACTTGCTCATTCTGGATGACATCGGCGCAGAACGGGCTACAGCTTGGGTTGCTGAACAGCTGATGGATTTGGTCAACTACAGGTACTCCAACCGGAAGCAGACGATTTTTACGAGCAACTACAGTCTGGACGAACTGGCGGAACACATATCCGGGCATGGTGACCGGGTGACTGGAGAACGGATTTCTTCCAGGATCATGGCCATGACAGTCACCATTCCGCTGAACGGAAGGGATCGGAGGATGGGATGATAATTCGAAAAGCTGTTTTTCAGATGGTCATGATCAGTGTTGTTGCCCTTTTCCTGGGCGGAATCTTCATTCTTGATCTGGTGGCACTATATGCCCTGGTTTTCTGGGGGCGGTGATCATGGACGGAAAATGGATACCCGGAGTAAGTCGGCAGGATTTGAAGAAAATCAAAGAATTGCCCGTTCCGCTATTCCGGGAATGGCTGATCAACTACAGCAACGAAATACAGTTCCAGGGTGCGGTGGCCGAAAAGGCACTGATCCTGGAAGCCCTGCACAGGGAGTTCGGTTTCGGAAAGGTTCGTCTGGGAAGGCTACTGGACCGAGCCGAAAAAATCAAGGAAGAGGTTGAACATGGAAAAAGAAAGAATAGCGAAAATAGCTCAAAGTAAAGCCTATGTGATGGGGCATATCGATCCCCGTACAGGGCTGGAACAGTTGAGCGAGGAACTGAACGAAATGAGCCAGGCCGCATTGAAATTAATCCGTGCGGCAGGGTGGAATGGGAACCCCACCCCCGTGAACTACAAACAGGCCCTTTCGGATCTGAACGAAGAGTTCTGCGACGTGCTGATGTGCCTGGAAGTTCTGACCGAGAACGGGCCGGATGATCTGTATCAATGCGTGGACCATGCCACCATCAGTCCGAAGTGGATTCGGTGGGCGACTAGAATCAAGGAGTGTGATCGTGATGCGGAGAGCCGTGATTCTTGATTTTCAGACGGGGATTCGAGACAAATCCCCATACGCCAGGGCAATCTTGGTCATGGATGGAATATATTATCTTTTCGATATGACAACCCTCACTGCTGTGAACCACTATCAACACGGACTTGCCGAGTGTATGGCTTTCAAATGCGACAAGAAGGGCAAGGTCAAGAGTTGGTCTGAAACCTACGTTCGGCAAAATCGTCGGGGAGTCAATCGGCAAAATTTGATGGAGTGCATCCAGGATTTCTGCGACCTTGCGGATTTCGAAAAATCGAAAGGGCTGATGTGAAATGATGGAACAGGAAATCGAACAAAAAATCTTGTCATGGAAGGTGAAAAAAGTGGGCGAAGGCGATTATAGAGTGATCAGGCCCCACAAGTTCATCATGATCGTTGATGAATACGACACTGGAGCGTTCCCCAACAGGGTGCTTGCGGAAGAACATGCTATGACTTTGAATCGTGAAGAAAAGAGAAAGGGGCAAAAATGAAATTCAAGAAGTTGTTTCCGCTAATCACGGCAACGAACATTGAAGTCTATTCCAGGAACGGGGAAGTTCTTATTGATGACCGTACCGAAGAAGTGCCCTGGGATAAGGTTGATGAAATCAAGAATCGGCAGGTAGTTATGATTTACTGTTATGACAAGTCAGACAACATTCCAGAGGAAGACGGCGATACCATAATCGTCACCGTCGAGGATGAACTGAAACTGAAAGGGGTTAAAAATGGGAGCTGTTGAGTTAGTGAGCATCACACCAAACGCCATGGAGCTTTTCAAGAAGGAAGCAGGAGTTTGCTACCAGAAGGAAGCTACTGAAGCGGTCATCGAGAAAATCCGGGACATGGGACACTGGAGCGTGTTCGAACACTGCCAGGCAACTTTTCGGTTGGAAATATCCGTGGCCTGTCTGCTACAAATCACCAGGCATCGCCATCTGAGTTTTACCGTACAGTCGTCCCGGAGCACGGAACTGAAAAGCTACTACAAGACCGGGAACAAGGTGATCGATAGAACCATAGAGGATGAAATGGAAAGCTATGCGGCCATGCTCAACCTGTGCGGCCCGGAAGCCGCACTGTACTGTATCCCCAAAGCAGCCATGTATGAAGTCTACGTGACCGGGAATTTCCGGGCGTGGTTGGAGTATCTGCCCAAGCGGATGTGCCAGAGGGCTATGAAAGAACACCGTGACGTGGCGTGGAAAATCAAAAGAATCCTGGAAAAGGAATATCCGCTGATTTTCAAAGGTGCGTTCCCGAACTGTGCAGGATGCCCTGATAAAAAATGCTCCATGAATCTTTATTTCAACGACAAGGGGGAACAAAGCCATGAATAAAATCGTGCTTTTGGGACGGCTGACCAAGGAGCCGGAAGTTAAGGTAACCAGCACAGGTAAAACGACAACTTCGTTTTCCCTGGCTGTTGACCGCCCATTTTCCGGGAAAGATGGACAGAAGGAAGTGGACTTCATCAACATTGTGGCCTGGAACAAGACGGCTGAGGTAGTCGGGAACAACGTCAGCAAGGGGCAAAGGCTGTTGGTGGAAGGCCGGTTACAGATTCGAAAATATCAGGACAAACAAGGCCAAAATCGGACTGTGAGCGAAGTTATTGCAGACCGGGTGGAATTTATCGAGCGGAAAGAAAAAGACGCTCATACGCGAAATTCTGCGGCAGGGAACGGCTTTGAAAGCATGGGACAGGATGTGACGAGCCAGTTCGATGAAGAAATTCCGTTCTGAGGTGCGGTATGGTAAGAGATTTTATCATATCTGCTGTTTCTGCTATGGTCGGTGGTCTTATTTCAGTCGTGATCATGGCGTGTATCCTGGTCAACCGAGGTGAAGACGATGAACACCGAGAAAATCGTTGAAGAGTTGGAACGGGAGAACGCTTTTCTCCGTCATGAAATGTGGATGGACGGGGAAAAGATGGATGATCTGGAAATGATAAATGAGGGATTGCGAAAGCAGGTCAAAGAATTGTCGTGGAAGCTGGATGTTTTGTATCGGATGATTGACAGCTTGACTAGGAGGATCCATGCGTTCAAAAAAGTATGCTGACATGGGTGGCTTTCTCTGTACGAAAACCTGCCCAATTTGCGGGAAAATTTTCTACGTGCTCGACCCTGGTGCGTGGGCATACAGGAGTTACAGCAGGAAGCAAAAACGGACTGCTTATCTGTGCTCGTGGCATTGCCTGCGGGCCTATCAAAAGACGGGGGATTGAGATGCGGTCAAAAAAAGTAACGGTTGATGGGATTCTTTTCGATTCCAAGACGGAGGCAGACTACTATGTCTTCCTCCGTTACCAGGAAAAAACGGGGGCTATCTCTAATCTTAGATGCCACCCCCGATATGAGTTGATTCCGGCTGTCACAACATTCCAAGGAAAGCGTCAGAGGGCAATCAACTATATCCTGGATTTTGATTATATCCGGGACGGAAGAAGGGTTGCCGTGGACGTGAAAGGTTGGGCAATGGAGGATGCCCAGCTGAAACGAAAGCTGTTCCAGTGGAAATATCCCACCATCGAATTGCAGTGGGTGGCAAAGAGCTTGAAATGGGGCCATGCAGGGTGGATTGATTACGATGACCTGCAAACCCTGCGGAGAAGGGAGAAGCGTAAGAAATGAAGGCTTGGAAGAAGTGGACGAGTATCGGAACCTATTACCATGTAAACTACAAGGCCGGTTTGAGAGCAATCAGAAACGACCGGAAATTTATTAAGAGCATGAAAAAGGAACAATCCGGGTATCGTGTTTGTTGGAACAGAAGATTTGTTAGTAATCTTCGGATACTGGCAAAAAAGAAGGCGTGGGAGCTTATGATCAAGGGAAAAGGAAAATTTTAGCGATGGAATTCGATGTGAGGAATGGAGCGTGGTTGAGATGAGGTTTGATATATGCAAGCAGTGCAAGCACTTCCGGGAAACACTGGCCGTTGATTATGTCGAGAATTTCTGTTGCCATGGAAAATATCCAAAGCCGATTGAGCTGGTTGAAGATTGTGACCACTTCGAGGAAAGGGAACGCCCAATTTGGGAGGCCATACCTGTCGGGAAAAGGTACGGCGTGGCCAAGCTATATGGAATCGATGATATTGACCGCCTCACCTGCCTATCACCGAATGGTGATGGAACAAGGGATTTGTGGTTTTCTACCAGAGATCGTGCGGAAATGGTTGCCGCCGCACTTAATCAAGAGATTTTTGCAAGACAGATCGAGGAATCGAAGAAAGAAAGAGGTTAAGAGAAAATGAACAAAAAGAAGGTGCTGAAAATCCTGGAGAATTTGAAAGAAATCCAGGACGAGTGCATGAAAGTTGACGACTGCTCCAAGTGTGACCTTTATTTGAATGGGGGATTCGACAACTGCCTACTTGATTGGGATCTGAACGATGATTTCGAACTGCCTTGCTATTGGAGCATCGACGAAAAAATTGACGAAATCAAAGAGGCAATCGAGCTGAGTGAAGTGTTAGCGAAAAAAGGAGATTGAAATGAAAGTTAGAAATCTGGTTAAAGTGCTGGAAATCATTAAAGAGCTTTGCGCATCTATCGCTCGTGAAGGGTGTCAAGGATGCCCGTTCTATATTAGAGGATTTGGTTGCGGAGTAAACACTTTAGGAGGTCCTAAATATTGGCAGATTGAAAGAATCAAGGAGAAATGGCCGGATTACGTCGTCAAAACGACTTCGTGTGAAAATTTGAAGTATAGTCACCCATCTCTTTACAATGGGGAATGTACACATGATGCAATTCCCAACCACCGGCATGAAGATTGTGTCCAGGATATGATTCACCACCCAGGGCACTACAATTTCCGGGGGATGGAGTGCAAGGACTTTATCGAGAAGTTCGTTTCTGATCCGAAATCATACTACGAGGGAAATATCTTCAAGTATCTTTACCGGTACCTGGAAAAGAACAAGGAAGAGGATCTGAACAAGGCCATGGAGTACACGAGGCTTTTAAAAGAGTATCTGTACGGCAAGAAAGACTAAAAACGGAGGGGATCCAATGGGAATCTATTACAATTCATACGAACTGGACTTGAAGCACCAGCTTCAACACTACGTCGAGTGGAAGGTGTTCGTCGAGAACCAGAAAGAGGTCTTGAACAATCTGCGGATGGAAATCTCATTGGAACCCGTTCCTAAAACAACCAAGTTCGGCTTTGATTCCGGGGGCGGAGGATGGGACAAGCACAGCCAGGAGGAAATGTACGTATCGCAGAAGGACGAGAAGGAACACCGCTACCAAGTCAAGCTGATGCAGGTGAAGCAGCTGGAAAGCCAGATCAGAATTCTGGATAACTGCCTGGAAGCACTGACCGGGACGGAAGCTCAAATCGTAAAGGACAGATTCATCTACGGAAAGAAGTGGGAAGCTGTAGCCATTGGAGCCGGGTGCAATGAGAAAACGTGCAGGGACAAGGCTCACAGGGCGATCAGTAAAATGTCCAGGATGGTCTATGCGGAAGCAGGTCCATCTCAAACCAATCTTAAATTCTTTCCCATGGGGTTGTCGGTTAGCTGACAGCCTCCATTTTTTACAATGTGGATAACTATGCGTAAATGTGGATAACTTAAAATAAAACGTAATTTCTGTTTTATTACCGTCTTTTTACTGCAAAATTACCTAATTACACCCACTATAGCCGCAATTTCGGTGCTATACTAGTAATCGTGAAGGCAGGGACAGCAGGTTCCATGTTCATCACTCCAACGTACAACTTCATAGGAAAAAGGCACTTGCAGATGGGTCTGGGGTGCCTTTTTTCGTGTCTGAAAAGGGGTTCGAAATGAAAGGCATAGCTGACAAAATCATAGAAAAGAAAATCGAGGAAGTTGTCCCTTACGAGACCAACCCCAGGAATAACGACAAGGCAGTCAAATTCGTAGCCAACTCCATCAAGCAGTTCGGGTTCAAGGTTCCCATCATCATCGACAAGAACGGGGTGATCGTGGCCGGACATACTCGGCTGAAAGCGGCAAAGAAACTGGGAATGAAAATCGTGCCGTGTATCGTGGCGGATGATCTGACACCAGAACAGGTGAAGGCTTTCCGTCTGGCAGACAACAAGACTGCGGAGCTGGCGGACTGGAACGACGAACTGCTGGAAAGTGAACTGGCAGACATTGACGACATCGACATGGGGCAGTTCGGATTCGAAGGTCTGGAAAACCTGGGCGAGGAAGAAAAGGATGACACATACACGACTGCCATCAATATTCCTCAGTACGACATAATAGGTGACAAGACAGAAATGGGGGGGGTGCTACGACAGCACCAAAACGGACTCCCTGGTGGAAAGGATTGAAGCAAGTTCAGTCAGCGATGAGGAAAAAGAATTTCTGGTGAAAGCAGCACAAAGGCACACCGTTTTTAACTATCGCAAAATTGCCGAGTATTATGCCCAGGCCAGTCCGGAGATGCAGGAATTGATGGAGGAATCGGCCCTGGTGATTATAGATTATGACAATGCGCTGAGAAACGGTTATGTTCAGCTGTCCGAAAGCCTTGAGGAGATTATGCAAAATGCTGAGGGATAATTTTTGTACGTTCATTTTGACGCATGGACGGGCAGGAAACGTAATCACTTATAAGACTTTGAAGGCCGAAGGATATACAGGGCCGCTGTTTCTGGTGGTAGATAACGAGGACAGCCAAATCGAAAAGTATCAGCAGAATTTCGGGAAAGAAAACGTATTGATCTTCGACAAGCTGGCCATCAGTAAAACATTTGATACTGCTGATACCTTCGAGGACAGGAGGACCATCGTATATGCCCGGAACGCCTGTTTTGACCTGGCGAAAGAAAAAGGGTATCGGTACTTCCTGGAGCTGGACGACGATTATACCGTGTTCGCCCAGAAGTATGACAATCATGAGAGGCTGAGCGAAAGGAAGCCCAAAAGCCTGGATGATGTTTTCGAAGCTTTTTTGCAGATGCTCGATTCTGACAGACGGATCTTGACTGTGGCCATGGCCCAGGGTGGGGATTTCATCGGCGGATTGAAAAGCGGAAACTGGAAGAAGCCAGTCATGCGGAAAGCCATGAACACCTTTTTCTGTGACGTGACAAGGCGGTTCGATTTCCTGGGACGAGTGAACGAAGACGTCAACACCTATACGGTGTTGGGCCAAAGGGGGAACCTGTTGTTCAGCTTCCGAATTTTTTCCATCACCCAAAAGACAACCCAGAAGAATAAGGGCGGTATGACCGAACAATACCTGGATGCAGGAACATACGTGAAGAGCTTTTACAGTGTCATGATGTCCCCGTCCTGCGTTAAGATTGCCGGGCTGAATTCGACTCATGCCAGGATACACCATCAGGTTAGTTGGGAAAACTGCGTCCCGAAGATTTTAAACGAGAAGTGGAAAAAATAGACAGGAAGAGATGAAGGGGGTGAAGCCATGCCAGCAGGAAGGCCGGAAAAACCAATCGACAAGAAAACATTTGAAAAGTTATGCGGAATGCAGGCCACAGAAGAAGAAATCTGTGGCTTTTTTGATGTGACCGATAAGACGCTGGCGAAATGGTGCCGAAAAACGTATGGATTGAAATTTTCCGAGGTTTTCAGAATAAAGAGGGGAATCGGGAAAATTTCCCTGCGCCGAACTCAATGGCAGCTGGCCCAGAGGTCTGCCGCCATGGCCATCTTCCTGGGCAAGAACTACCTGGGGCAGAGTGACGACCCGAACAAGGTGGAAAGCTCCAGCGATGGACCAGTAATCATTACAGGGGAGGATGAAATTCAGCCATGAATACGGTAGTTCGCCTTCCAGATGTGGTGGGAGGCCATTATGGGGAGTTCTGGCGGTTCCGTGGACGGTACAGGATCGTGAAAGGGAGCCGGGCCAGCAAGAAGAGCAAGACGGCGGCAATCTGGTACATTTACAATCTCATGAAGTATCCGGACGCCAATCTGCTGGTGGTACGAAAGGTGTACCGGACGTTGCAGAACAGCTGTTTTTCCGATCTGTGTTGGGCCATTAGACGGCTGAGAGTTGAAAAGTATTGGAAAGTGACCAAAAGCCCCCTGGAGCTGGTTTACATTCCCACGGGGCAGAGAATCCTCTTCGTTGGCCTGGATGACCCGTTAAAGATTACGTCAATCAGCGTCCCGAAGGGTGTCCTGTGCTGGTTGTGGCTCGAAGAAGCCTACGAGGTGATGAGTGAGGAAGCGTTCGACCGTCTGGATGAATCCATACGTGGTCAGCTTCCCCCTGGATTGTTCACACAGCTAACGCTGACGTTCAACCCGTGGTCAGACAAATGTTGGATAAAGAAACGGTTTTTCGATGTCAAGGACCCGAACGTCCTGGCAATCACAACTAACTACATGATGAACGAGTTTCTGTCAGAATCCGACCATGCGCTGTTCGAGCAGATGAAAAAGAACCCAAGACGGTATAGAGTGGCTGGCCTGGGGGACTGGGGCGTGGTTGACGGCCTGGTGTATGACAGCTACGAGGAAAAGGTATTCAGCATCGATGAGGTTCGGAAACGTCCTGGCGTTAAATCTGCCTTCGGGCTTGACTTTGGCTATACCAACGACCCTACAGCCCTGTTCTGCGGACTGGTGGACAAGGGAAGCCGGTGCATCTATGTGTTCGATGAACTATACGAAAGAGGGCTGACCAATAACAAAATTGCCGAGAAAATCGTTGGTATGGGGTATGCCAAGGAAAGAATCATTGCAGATGCCGCAGAACCCAAGAGTATAGCAGAGCTAAGGGAAGCCGGGTTGTACAGGATACACCCGAGCAGGAAGGGAAAAGACAGTATCAACAACGGGATTCAGCGGATACAGGACTACCACATCATCGTCCATCCCCGGTGTGTGAACTTTTTGATGGAGATTTCTACGTACTGCTGGGACCGGGACAAGCAGACAGACCAGCTCATCAACAAGCCGGTTGACTACAACAACCATCTGATGGATGCCATGAGGTATGCAGTCATGGATGCTGTCCGGGACGATGGATTTTCTTTCGATTGAGGTGATAGAGTGTTTTTGATGGGAGCAATCAATGCTTTCTGGGATGGGCTGATAAAGCAGGGTTCCCAGAGCGGCATGAACGAAGTGGAATTTCTCGAAGAAGAGCTGCGCAGATGGCTGACCAGTAAGAAACGGGCTGATATGCTCACAGGGATGGCCTACTACGGTGACCGGCAGGACATCGAGAGAAAAGAACGGATGATGATTGGGCCGGATGGAGGCAGGGTATCTGTTCACAATCTGCCGAACTTCAAAATCATGGACAATCAATACGGCATCCTGGTGGACCAGAAGAACAACTATCTTTTAGGCAAGCCGGTTGAGCTGAAAACCGAAGGCCAGGATGACCGATACACCGCCGAACTGGACAAGATTTTCGACGATGAATACACCGAAACACTCCAGGCCACCGGCGAAAATGCTTTGAACTGCGGGATTTCCTGGCAGTTCGTTTACATCGATACGGAAGGGCAGTTGAGAGTTCGGATGCTACGTGGTGACCGGGTTCTGGCCTTTTGGAAAGACGATGAGCATAAGCAGCTCGATGCCGCCCTTTACGTATATCCTGTGACCGTTTACCGGGGGAGAACCCCGGATACGGTAATCAAGTGCGAATACTACACGACTAACGGGGTGCGGTATTTCGTATTCGAAAATGACAAGTTACGGCCAGACAATGACAAAACCGATGCGGCCTATATGACCATCGAGGGCCAGCCCATGAACTGGTCCCGGGTTCCTCTGATTGCCTTTAAACGGGAACGCCATGAACAGCCGCTGATCTGTAAAGTAAAATGCTTGCAGGATGCTTTAAATCAGCTGACCAGTTGGTTTGCTGATACAACCAGCGAGGATATTCGCAGTACCATCCTGGTACTGTACAACTACGACGGGGAGAAGCTGAGTGACTTCCGGCGCAATCTGATGGCCTATGGTGCTATCAAGATTAGACGGGACGATGGACAGAACGGGGGCGTGGAAGCCCTGCACATCGAGGTGAATCCCCAGAATTTCGAACTGATTCAAAAGCTACTCAAGAGGGCGATCATTGAGAATGGCCGGGGGTTCGATGCCAAGGACGAGCGGTTCACCTCTGGGGATGCTAATAAAATGAACATCCAGGCGGCCTACAGCGATATTGATCTGGATGCCAACCAGATGGAAGTCCAATTCAAGGCGTCCCTGCGGAATCTGATGTGGTTCGTGAACACCTACTTGCAGACCGTCAAAGGGGTGGCTCCGACCTCTGATGTTACCTTCGTCTTCAATCGGGATATGCTGACCAACGAGAGTGAGACAATCAACAACTGCCGTAACTCCGTGGGAATCATCAGCAATGAAACTATTGTAGCCAACCACCCGTGGACAGAGGACACCCAGCAGGAGCTGGAACGGTTGAAGAAGGAAAAGCAGGAGGCAATGGACGACTTGATGGGCGGGGACTATGCCGCACCACCTGGCCAGGAAAAACAGCCCCAGGGTGAATGATCATGAGCTACTGGGGAGAACGCTTCGAGCGTATGAAAGCCCTGGAGATGCAGAAGGCCGATGTATGCAAGGCAGATCTGAAAAAGGTCTACGAAGAAGCCCTGCAAAAGTGCTTGAAAGACGTTGAATCGTGGTATCAGCGGTACGCTGACGAGAACGGAATCAGTTATGCTGATGCCCAGAAGATTCTCAACGCCAGGGAGCTGAAAGCCTTTAAGATGGATTTACGTCAGTACAAACTACTGGCCAAGCAGGAGAACCTGTCGAAAGAATATCAGAAGATGCTGGACCAGGCGTCCATCCGGGCCAGGCTGACAAAGGCCCAGGAATTGCTGATTAAAACGCAGATGTACTGCGAGAGGGTGGCAAAGGCCCAAGAAATCAACATCACCGATACGCTGAAAAAGGTCTATGAGGATTCCAATTACCGGGCCGCCTACGAAATCCAGAAAATGAAGGGGAAGTTCGAAACATACGACCAGGTACCGGAGACCCAGATTGAAAAGGCCATCAATACACGCTGGGCGAGCGATGGAAAGGACTTTTCTTCTAGGATATGGGAGAATAAGGGAAAGCTGGTAAACACGCTCAGGACTGAAATTTCGAGGTCATTGCTACTGAAAGAAGGCACTGGCCCGATGGCTGAGAGGATTTCCAAGCAGTTCAACGTCTCGTATCATAGTGCCGAACGGTTGGTGGAAACAGAAACGGCCTATGTACAAGAATCCGCCATGTTGGATACCTACGACCGACTAGGGGTGGACAAGTATGAAATCGTGGCAACCCTGGATAACCGAACGTCCCCGATCTGCCGCCTCATGGATGGGAAGGTGTTTGACAAGAAGGGGGCAAAACCTGGGCTGACCATGCCCCCATTTCACTGCTATTGCAGGTCTACCACGGTCCCATACATCGATGGGGTGACCGATGAGGAAGAAAAGGGAACCAGAGCCGCAAGGAAAAAGGGAACCGGCAAGACGGTTTTTGTCCCTGGAAATCTGACATATCAAAAGTGGTTCGAAAAGTACGTGAAATCGCACAAGGAATGACTGAAAAATGAATGCAGGTTTGTAGAGCAGGTTCTTGCGAACCTGCTTTTTTCATGCCTTTCCAGTACCGCAGGCGAAAAAGAACGGGACTGCAAACGCCAGGTGTGGCTGGCGAAAAACAAGCGAAGCGAGAAGAAAGGACAACGAAAATGACCAAAGAAGAACTGAAAGCATTAGGGGTTCCGGATGATGTGGCCGACCGGATTGTCGAGGACTATGGCAAGAATTACGTCAGCAAGGCCCAGTTCAACACGAAGCTGGAAGAACTGAAAGCGGCAAAGGCCGAAAAGGAAGCCATGGTCAAGGAAGTGGACGGGTTGAAGAAAGCCAACAAGGACAACGAAGCCCTGGCCGCCCAGATCGATGAGATGAAGAAGGCCGCAAAGGAACGGGAAAAGCAGTACCAGGACAGCATGAACCAGTTCAAATTGGATTCTGCCGTTGAAATGGCACTGACTACTGCGAAGGCCCGGAATCCGAAGGCCGTCCGTTCCCTGCTCGATGGTGGAAAGCTGAAAATCAACGAGGACGGGACCGTCAGTGGCCTGGATGAACAAATCAAGGCACTGAAAGAATCCGATGCTTATATGTTCGAAGATGGCACCGTCAAAGCTGGGGGAATCGAACCTGGAAACCCTGGTGGGAAAGACGATGCTGGAACCGGGGACGAAGCCAGTATTGCGAAAGAATTCGGTGCCGCCCTCGGCCTGTAAGAAAGGAGCATTAAATGCCTATTAACACCCTTGAAATGACTAAAATCTTCCAGACGAAACTGGATGAACAGATGCAGGTAGGAGCTACCTCCGGCTGGATGGAAGCCAATGCCGGGAAGGTTGTCTACAATGGCGGCGATACCGTCAAGATGCCTGAAATCAACACTAGCGGTCTGGCCAACTACGACCGGGACAAAGGCTTCGTGCAGGGTGCTGTAACTCTGAAATACAGAGATTACAAGATGACCCAGGACCGGGGCCGCACTTTCCATCTGGATTCCATGGATGTGAACGAATCCAACTTCATCGCCTCTGCTGGCAATGTCATGGGGCGTTTTCAGCGTGAAAGCGTAATCCCCGAAGTGGATGCCTATCGCTATTCCAAAATTGCCGCACTGCTGAAAGATTCCGGGCAGGTGAAGGACGCTTTCACTCCGACCGCTTCCACCATCCTGGCCGAACTGGATGCTGAAATCGATGAAGTGGAAGATATCATCGGTGAAAACCGGGGCCTGGTCATTATCATGTCCCCGAAAATCCGTACCATCCTGGATAATGCGGACGGCATTGAAAAGCACATCGATGTGGGTAATTTCACGGCTGGCAAGATTGAAACCCGGGTGAAGATCTACAACGAATTGCCCATTCTGCCCGTGCCCAGCGCACGTATGAAAACTGAATACGTTATCAAGGATGGCACTTCCAGTGGGCAGGAAGCTGGCGGTTTTGCCCCTTCCGAAACTGCCAAACTGATTAACTGGATCATCATCCCCACCAGTGTTCCTATTGCTATTTCCAAGACCGATAAAATCCGCATCTTCGAACCTAACGTGAACCAGGGTGCGGATGCCTGGAAGCTGGATTACCGTAAATTCCATGACCTGTGGATTCCGTACAACCAGCTGGGTTCCGGCTTCGTGAACATCGGCGCATAAGGGGGTGAGGGTATGATCGCACTGCGCAATCTGAACGTGTTACGGCTTGTCGAAAGCGAGGAACAGGCGGAAATGCTGGAAATGCAGGGATACAAGAGAGTCCCCGGCTATGGCCAGGAAGAAGCCGCAGAGGAAGCCCCTGCGCCGAAGAAAACCGCTGCCAAGAAGGAATAGGAGGTTAGGCCATGACCGATGACATTAAGTCTTTGATCAGTTTGGCCACAGGCTATACAGTCACCGATGATGATGCCGCCCTGGTGGATGTTCTCTACAAGGCTGAGGTCCGGCACGTGCTGAATTTCTGCAACGTGAGTGAGATGCCCCAGGAGCTGGCGGAAGAGGTGGACAAAGTGGTGGCCGGGAAATTCCTGCAAGCCAGGAAAGCGGCTGTATTGGGGGATGCATCGGTATCTGTGGCCACTTCCATCAAAGAAGGGGATACCGAGGTTCAACTGGGTGGCAACACCCCGGAGGAACGGCTGGATTCCCTCATCGCTGTATGGACCGAGGAGCGTGATCTTACATGTTTCAGACGCCTTCGGTGGTGAGAACGGCCCTGGAAGATCTCTACCAGGACACTGCCGTGATCATCACGCAAGAAACAGAAGCCGATGAGGATACGGGAATCGTGACCACGAAAGAGGTCAAGACAGATCCCGTTCCCTGTCGGCTTTCTTATTCCAGCTTCCCAGCAACGGAAAACGATGGTGTTCCCAAGATGGAGCAAACCACGAAACTCTTTTTATCTCCCGATGTGGCAGTGACACCGGGGGCTGACATTGATGTCAATCATCTGGGCAAGACACTGCGGTATAAGGCGGCTTCTGTACCTGCCTCGTATGGGAGCCACCAGGAGGTGATCCTAACCGTTCGAGAGGTGTACTAATGGCCAAAGTGAGAGTTTCGCTAAAAGGTTGCCAAAAAATCTACGAGAACGCCCTCATGCTGGGGGATGGAGAAGTACAACAGGCCATGGAAAAATCTGTGGCCACCCTTGCCGGGGTGTATCTGAGGACGGCAAAGAAGAACACTCCGGTGGGCAAGAAGATTGTGCGCAAGGACCCGAAAACAGGAAAGGTGTACCGTTCCAAATCTGAACATATGCGCAGGTCGTGGGACGTCGGAGAGGTGGAAAAGAAAGCCCTGGGGTACAGCCAGCAGGTTTTCAACTCCGCCTCTTATGCGTCCTACGTGAATGACGGGCATAGGCAGAGACCGGGGCGGTATGTTCCTCTGCTGGGGAAAAGCCTGGTTGCATCCTGGGTGGATGGACTGAACATCACAGAGAAAGCCCAGAAAGCTGTCCGGGAGGCTTCTCCGAAGGTCATTAAGCGCAATCTGCGTGCCGTAGAAAAGGGGCTGTTTAAATGATCGTGACAACTGAACTAATCAATGGACTGGCCCGGAAGCTGCACAGCATCCGGGCTTATCCCGTTTATGTGGACGAAATCAAGAACAACGTGCAGTTCCCGTGCTGGCGCATCAAGCTGTTGGACGATGCCAGCGTGAAGCTGGTAGTCGGGGACCGGTATCAGCAGGAAGCCACCTTCGATGTGTGGATGATCCTCAACGAGATGGGGGAAATCGATGATGTTCGGGGGCAGGTTGTCGACCTGGCAGAAACCCTTATGTATGACCTGGAAGTCATTGCCCTGGAAGATGGAACAAAGGTGCGAGGGAGTGACCTGCACTATCGCATCACCGATGGGGTGTTGCACGTATTCGTGACCTATGCCCCGTTTACCCGGAGGATTAGACAGGCTGGCGAGGTTATGAAACACCTTGATGTATCTGGCAAGACGAAAGGATGAACGAAATGGACGAAGAAAAAACGGAAGCGACTGCAACCGTTGCTGAAAAGAAAATGGATGCACAGACCATCCTGGCATCCAAGAAATATGCACCGCACGTGAATTTGCTGTGGGCGATCCTGGATGATGGTGTGATGTACACCGAAAGCCAGGTGGATCAGATGATCCAGGAAGCCCAGGCCCATGTGGTGACCAAAGATATTAACGAATAAGGAGGAATGACGAATGGCACTTGGTGGTGGTACGTGGCTTTTTCAGAACAAGGTTCTGCCTGGCACGTACATTAATTTCGTTTCCAAAGTCAGGGCAAGCGCTGAAATTGCAGACCGGGGCTTTGGGACTATGGCTCTCGAACTTGACTGGGGACCCAGTGACCAGATCTTCCGTGTGGAAGCTGACGAGTTTCAGACGGAATGCCAGAAGATTTTCGGCTATGACTACGGAAATGACAAGCTGGCAGGACTGCGAGATCTGTTTCTCAATCTGAAAACCGGTTATTTCTACCGGCTGAACGGCGGCGGTGTTAAAGCGACCTGTACTCTGGGGACTGCGAAATATGCCGGTACTCGTGGCAATGATATTTCCATCGGCGTGCAGGATGATCCGGATACGGACGGAAACAAGGTCGTTTATACCTATCTGACCACTGACGGGATCCTGAAAACTGTGGACAAGCAGAGCGTTAAAACGTCTGCGGACCTGGTGGACAACGATTACGTGGTGTTCAAAAAGGATGGGGCACTGACCGTTGCGGCAGCAGTCAAGATGGCCGGTGGCACTAACGGCGAAACCGTGACCACGGCGGATTACCAGAAGTACCTGGATCTGATCGAGCCGTATTACTTCAACGTCATGGGCTATGCCGGGAGCGATACCAAGATTCAATCCCTTCTGCTGGCGTTTGCAAAGCGGCTTCGGGACGATGAAGGGAATAAATTCCAGGTCGTACTTTTCGGGGCTGACAAGCCGAACTACGAAGGTGTGATCAACATCAACAAGACCAATGAGGTGACCGATTCCGGGAAAGAAAAGGGTTCCCTGGCCTACTGGGTGACCGGTGCGGAAGCGTCCTGCGCTATTAATGCCGATCTGACCAACGCTATCTACAATGGTGAATTCACTGTCAAAACCCAGCTGAAGCAGTACGAACTGAAACAGGCTATCAACGATGGTCTGCTGACCTTCCACGTTGTGACTGATCCTGTTGATGGGGATGTGACCGGGGACGTACGGGTGCTGGAAGACATCAACTCTTTCACCGAATTCACCAAAACGAAGAACAGTGACTTTGCACTGAACCAGGTCATCCGGGTTCTGGACAACACTGCGATTGACCTGGCCCATGCGTTCAATAAGGTGTATCTGGGGAAAGCCCAGAACAATGATGATGGCCGGGACGCACTGTGGGCCGATGGGTGCTATATCTTGGAACAGTACCAGAAAGTCGGGGCCATTACCGGGTTTGTGGAAAGCGACCTGGCGAAACCCGTGCAGGGGGACGACAAATCCTCTGTAGTGTGGACGTTCCAGGAACAGCCGGTGGTCAGCATGAAGAAGCTGTACGCCACCGTTGTAGTGGCATAAGGGGGTGAAATGATGCCGGATGCAATTAAAACCATGCTGGCCAAGGACGTAATTAACGCCAAGCTGGCCACGGCTTATATCACCGTGAACGGTAAAAGATACCTGCTGTTTCAAGCCAAGAAGCTGGAAGCAACCATCGAAAAGGAAAAGAAAGAAGTGTCTATCCTGGGCCGGGTGCAGAAAGGCAACAAGGCTTATTCTGCCAAGGGTTCTGGTACTCTGGAAATCTACAAGAACACCAACCTGTTCGACGAGATGATCCAGAACTTCGTGGACAATGGCGTGGATACCTACTTTGATATGCAGGTTATCAACGAGGACCCGACTTCCGATGCCGGGAGAAGAAGCATCGTGCTCCAGAACTGCAATATTGATTCTGGAACGATTGCCAATTTTGACGTGGATGGCGATTGGCTGTCCGACTCTATCAAGTTCACGTTCGAGGGCTTCCGGATCGCCCAGAAGTTCAACGAACTGGACGGCATGAACGCTTGATTAAAGGGCAGGGGAAACCCTGCCTTTTCCTTTATAGATTTTTCCGAGGAGGAATAAAAAATGGCTAACGAAAAAAATATGCGTGCATTCTACCGGGATGCCGTAGAAGAAAATAAATCTGTGTTTTTCCCTGCATCCAAGAGAATCAAGGACGAAGAAGGCAACCCTGTCATGTGGGAACTGCGTGTACTGGGGTACGACGAAATCAAGTCAATCACTAAACGTAATACCAAGAACGTCCCCAACAAGGTTACCGGGGCCGCTGAAAAAAGAACCAATGCGGAAGAGGCCGCCATGGAAATGACGCTGGCATCCATCGTGTTCCCGGATTTGAACGATGCTGATCTGCAGGATTCCTGGGGTGTGGTCGGTGCCGAAGCCCTGCTGAAAGCTATGCTCACCCCTGGCGAAATCGTTGATCTGGAAAACGCTGTCCAGTCTGCGGCCGGTTACAGCACGGAAATGGATGATAAGATTTCTGCGGTAAAAAACTCTTAAAGGGCAATGACGTGGACGCTAATGTACTGTATTTGATGTTCATCAAACTGCACATTCTTCCCCATGTCTTTTACGAATTGCCCGTGTGGGAACAAGCAGTGATCTATGCGTTCGTTGACGTGTATCTTCAAAACAAGAAAGCTGAAATGCAAAAGCTGAAAAGCAAGTAGGGAGAAAGGAGGGAAAAATGGCCAAAATTACAGACACTATCGAACTCATTGACGGGGTTTCCCCTACGTTCGCAAGAATTGCAAGTGCGGCTGAAAACTATGCCAACAGGATGCAGAGCGTGGGGAAGGCAACCCAATCTGCATCTGATTCCGCCGACTATGCGGTGGGGAGATTTTCCGCTTTGAAGAATGTTTTCGCCGGAAGTTTCCTGGCCAACATGGCCACTGGTGCCCTGGATATGGTCAAGAACCAGATCATGGGAGTTGTGGAACTGGCAGACCATGTAGCCGGGACGAATGCGAGATTACAGATGATCTCCGGGAGCCAGGAAAACGTGGTTGCGCTGAACAACATGATTTTCGAATCCGCACAGAAAGCCCGTGGGGAGTACATGACGATGGCCGACACTGTTGCCAGCCTGTCTGTCAATGCCAGGGACGCCTTCCCTGATCCCCGTGAAACCATTGGCTTCGTGGAAGGTCTGCAAAAGCTGTTCGTAATCGGTGGGGCATCTGCCGAGAACCAGAAGTTTGCCCTGCTTCAGCTACAGCAAGCCCTGGCATCTGGACGGCTGCAAGGTGACGAATTCAGATCCATTACGGAAAACGCCCCTATCTTGCAGGATATGATCGCCAAGACTATGGGAATTACCCGGGGCGAACTGAAGGAGCTTTCCACCCAGGGTGCAATTACCGCCGACATCATCAAAAAGGCGGTGCTGGACAATGCGGACGAAATCGAAGAGAGGTTCGGGAGGATGCCGAAGACCTGGGCGGACCACATGACCGAAATCAAGAACACGGCTATGAGGGCGTTCGGGCCTGTGATTTCTTATCTGTCCAGGATTGCCAACAGCCCTGCAATCAAGACGGCGGTGGGTGGCATCAAACAGGCCATTACGAGCGTGGCCCCGGTGGTCTATTACGTTGTGGATTTGATCAACAGGGGAATTAATATGGCCGTAGGTGCCTTTTCTGCGGCTTCCAGATTTATCCAACAGCACTCTTTTGCAGTCCGTGCCGGGTTGATCCTGGCGGCTACTGCCCTGGGGGTTTTTGCGGCCCAGGCGCTGTGGGCGGCTTCCGGTTCCATTGCGGCTGCTGTTGCCGCAGGGATGCACGCCGCCGCAAGCGTAGCTGATACCGTGGCCATCTTCATGATGACAGCGGCCACCGAGGGACTGACAGCCGCTTTCATGGGGTTAAACGCCACCATGTTCGCCAGCCCCCTGTTCATCATTCCGGCTGTGATCGTGCTGATAGTCGGGGCACTGTATCTGGGTGTTGCGGCCTTCAACCATTTCGCAGGGACGTCTATTTCTGCGACTGGAATTGTGGTGGGTGCTTTTTCCTGGGCGTTCGCCATCATTCGTAATATCCTGGTGTTTTTCCTGAACATGGCTATTGCGGTAGCAAACTTCTTCGCCAGCGTGTGGAACAATCCCCTGGATGCCATTTACAACCTGTTTGCGGACATTTGGAACGGCATCGTTGGACTGGTTGCCGCCGCTATTAACAACATCATCGACATGATCAATAAAATCCCAGGCATCGACAAGGTGAAGGCTGGGGGCTTTGGTCATGTTGACTGGACCGTGCAAACAAGGGAGATTGCCGGGAGGATTGCCAACCCGGTTGAGTATAGCGATCTGACGAGTGCGGCCCAGTGGGGATATGAGCAAGGTGCAAGCATCGGTCAGATTTCCGTGCCGCAAGTTGGCACCCCTGCTTTCGACCCGTCCAAGCTGGAAAACCAGGCCGGGAACATTGCTGGGAACACCGGGAAAGGGGCCGATGCGGCAAAACGTACTGCTGATGCCCTGGACAGTGCCCATGAGGATTTAAGATACCTGCGGGAAATCGCCGAACGAGAAGCAATCAACAAGTACACCACAGCCTCCGTGACCATCGAGATGGGCGGTATGACCAACAATATCAGCAACGAAATGGATATTGATGGGGTGGTGGATGTGCTGAGCCAGGGACTGCTACAGAGCATGGCCGCAGGGGCAAGGAAGGTGCACGCATGAGCTATTACTTTTATCTGGGCATGGTGCAGTTGCCCGTGCCCCCGGCCAGGATGGAACTGAAAATCAAAGGGAAGAACCGGGTTATCAATCTGATCAACGAGGGCGAGGCCAGTCTTATAAAAAGCCCTGGCCTTTCTGAGATTGAGTTCGAGGCCCGACTTCCCAACAACCGCTACCCGTGGGCTGAGTACGACACAAGCCTTTTGGGTGGGCTGGCCAACTCTTTGATTTCCGGAGCCACCGGGATAGACAACTTCTTCGGCTACAAGAAGGCTGAGTATTTCCTCAACCAATTCGAGACGCTGAAAACGTCCAAGGAACCTTTCCAATTCATCGTCTGCCGGATGCTGGGGTTCAACGTCTTGTTCAGTACAAATATGACAGTCACCCTGGAAGACTACAGTATCGTCGAAGATGCTGACAGCGAGGGTACTGATGTAGTCGTACCGCTGAAGCTGAAAGAATACCGCTATTTCGGGACCAAGACGGCCAAGATAGAGAAGGACAAGGATGGGAATGAAAAACTGGTTGTGCAGGATAACAGGCCCACGGTTGGAAAGAATATCCCGTCCCTGGCCAAGATTTCCAAGAATGTGACCTGCTATGAAGCCGTGAAGATGCTGACCGGTGGGAAAGTCAACTGGCGGTCTGTGCTGACCAGTAACCTGGTGACAAATCCGCTCCAATCCATGGCAGGGAAGGTGCTGAAGCTATGACGGAAGCAGCGCAACAGCCCAACACAAACAGCGTGGTCAACTACTCCGGAGGGAACACCGAGGGGCTGACCATGGTCGTACACGTGAAAAAGACGGACGAATACTTTGTTCCGGCTGTCCTGGATGATGTTCGGCTGGAACTTCATCGAAAGGGTGCCCCTGGAAAAATGACCTTCAAAGTCGTTCGGGATGAAGTCTTGAAAATGGGATACGGTGACACCATCGATGTGACGTGGAAAGGGAAACAGTTCTTCCACGGTTTCATCTTCGAAAAGAAGAAAACCAAGAATGATCTGTGGAGCGTCACCGCCTATGATCAAATGCGCTACCTGCTGAATAAAGACACTTTCCAATACGTGGGCCGGACTGCTACCCAAGTGATCCGGGAACTGGCAGAGGATTTCGAATTGAAAGTAGGCGAACTGGACGATACCGGCTATGTAATCCCGAAGCACAGGGACCCGGATACAACCATCCTGGATATGTGCCAGACGGCAATAGATATGACGCTGATGCAGACGGGAAAAATGTATGTGATCTATGACGACTGCGGAAAGCTGACGCTGAAAGAGATTTCCAAGCTCAAAACGGATCTTTATTTCGATGGGGAAACCGCCGGGGACTATGATTACACCGGAACAATCGACAAAGAAACGGCCAACTTGATCAAGCTCGATCTGGACAGCGGAAAGGATGGCCACCAGGTCATCTATGCCCCTGCCAGTAATGCCGACTATCAGCAATCGCCTACCCGGAAACAGTGGGGTGTCCTGCAATACTATGAAAGTCTGAACCCGTCTGGCATGACCATTGCGCCCCAGGCCCTGGCCAACAAACTGCTGGAAATGAAGAACCACGTCCGGCGCACCTTCAAGCTGAAAGACCAGGCTGGAGATTTGAGCATCAGAGGCGGCTCCATGGCCTGGCTGAACGTGAACATCGGCGAGGACGACATGGAAGAAAAGAAAGAGGGGCAGGCGTATCAAGTGATCGTGGACAATGTGACGCACAAGTTTACGAACAACTGCCATCTCATGGATATGGATTTAATCGGGAGCTTCCTCAATGGGGGTTCCTCTGATTCGTCTGGCAGTTCTTCCGGTTCCTCTGCTGATTCTTCTTCCGGATCTGGTTCAGTGTTTGGCTCCGGAAGTGACTTCGGTACTGGATACTCTTCCGGTGCGAGCCGCACAAACCAGGTGCATGAAGGGCTCACCCAGGGTGCAGATTCATGGGTGGGGGCGACCATGGAAAACGGGACAGAAGGATGTGCCGAAGCCGTTGGCAAGGTCGGGAGCTACTACAGCCCATTCCTGGCGCAGGAATCCCAGGCCGGTGTGGTCAACTGCGACGATTTGGTCCGTGATGCAGGAAACAACGTAATTCCGTTCAACGCCAACCAGCTTGAAGAAGGGGACGTAATCGTCTACGACAACAACGACCATGTAGTTATCTACGATGGCAATGGTGGTTACGTTGGTAACTCTTCCAGCCGGGATATGGTGGTCAACGGTAGCAACTACTGGGATATGGACGGGATGCAACCGACTAAAATCATCAAGACGTCCCGTTTTTAGAGGTGATTAAATGAATTCGAAACTCTATCAAGTCATGCAGGAGATGATCGCCCAGAACGTGGGAGACATGAAGCCGTGTGACTATATCCTGGGGACCGTTGAAAGCGTTTCCCCATTATCTGTGAGAATCAGCAGTAAAGACGTGATTACCTCTGACTTCCTCATCCTCACCGATATGGTGAGGGATTACCAGGTGGACATCAGCGTCAACCACAAGACTGAAAATGCGGCAGGGGGAAGTGGTGAAGCCCAGTACGCTTCCCACAATCATGCCTACGTAGGGCGAAAGACTATCACCGTACACAACGGGCTGAGCGTGGGGGAAGTCGTGATACTGCTCCGGCAGGCCGGGGCACAACAATATCTGGTGGTATCCAGATATGGGATGCACGCCAACATCAGTGGGCAATGGGGGTGAGTGAATGAGCCTTTTACCTGTGGACCCGGCCCGGCCTGTTGGGGCTGTGGCCATCAAGACGACTGAGGTATACCCGAACAAGACGTATCGGATGATGATCGATGATGATCGCATCAGCGGAACAGTCACAGGGAACCTGGAAGCCATTGAACAGGCAGTGTACAAAGTGCTGAACACCGAGCGGTATCAGTACATCATCTACAGTTGGAATTATGGGGTGGAGCTGGCCGACCTTTTCGGCAAGCCCATCCCTTTTGTGTTGCCGGAAATCCCAAGAAGAATCAAGGAAGCACTGACCCAGGACGACCGCATCACCGATGTGACCAATTTCGACCTTAGCTATGACAAAGGCGGAAGCGTCCTGGCAAAGTTCACCGTGATTACCATCTACGGAAATCTGCAAGCCCAGAAAGAGGTGAGAATCGCCAATGTATGAGGGACAAACTGAGGACGTAATCGAAAAACGGATGCTTTCGGTCATGTCCAAAGAGATTGATAAACGAGAAGGCTCCATCGCCTTTGACGCCACGAAACCGGCAGCCATTGAATTCATGCTCATGTATGCGGCCCTGGACTACTTCATGACGAACACGTTCGGAGATACTGCCGACCGTGAACATCTGATTGAGAGAGCAAAAGAACGGGGCCTGGAACCTTACGAAGCGACTTATGCTTATGTGACCATTGAGGCCACACCGGCCACGGTTGTACTCCCCATTGGGAGCCGTTATTCCGTGGACGAGCTAAACTACGTCGTCACCAAAAGGCTGACTGCCGGGGGCAATCAGTATATGGCCCAATGCGAAAAATCCGGTACTGAAGGAAACAAAGTCAGCGGCAGGGCAATCCCAATTGACTATGTGGCTGGACTACAGTCCGCCAAAATCGTGAATGTTATCGTCCCTGGGGAAGATGAAGAAGAAACAGAAGCCTTTCGAAAAAGGTATCTGGAAAGCTTCCAAACCCAAGCCTACGGTGGGAACATCGCCGATTATCAAGAGAAGGTGAACGCCATCAAAGGGGTTGGTGGTGTGAAGGTCTACCCTGTATGGGACGGTGGAGGAACGGTGAAAGTTGTGTTTATGACAAGCGAGTATAAGCCACCGGAAACCGAGTTCGTGAGCGAGGTACAGGAGGCCCTGGATCCGGTCCCATATCACCAGCAGGGTGTTGGCATTGCCCCTATCGGGCATCGTGTGACCGTTGAAGCCGCCGCCCAGAGTGCAGTCAACATCGGACTGAACATAAAATTTCTGGGGACGGATAGTTTTTCCACTTGCCTTGCTGATATTACAGCAACCATTCAGGCTTATTTCAACGAGCTGAATAAGGGCTGGCAGGATACCGAAGTGGTGACTACAAGCCGGTACGAGAACCGAGGCATCGTAATCCGTATCAGTCAAATTGAAAGCCGACTTCTGGCCCGTCCGTATGTGGCCGACATCAGTCACACTACACTGAACGGAACCGAGGAAAACGTGGAACTGGCAAACAATGCCCTGGCCACTATCGGCAAAATCACTGATGTTTCTGGGGGTGCATGATGAAGAAAATAACCCGTAATGTACGACTGGAAAGATACACCCCCTGGGTGCTGAAAAACGCCAAGGAAATCCTGGCAATCTGCCAGGCTGAAAACCAGGAATTCAACACTTTGTATGGCCAGATCTGGCGATGGTTCGCCAACACCTTCATCTTCAACACCGACATTGCCGGGGTTGAGAGATGGGAAAAGATGCTGGGCATTTATCCCCCGGAAGGGGCGTCCATCTTTGACCGCCGAGCCGCCATCTTTTTAATGGTCAACGGAACCACGCCATATACCGAGAAATCCTTCGAGGTGCTGACGGATGGCATGTATCACAAGGGAGCCGTTACCCTGGGCGTTCACCCGAACAGCTACACCGTTGTGCTGAACCTGGCCGATGATATGACCGAAAGAATCAACGAGATTCGGAGATATGCCCGTCTTATCATCCCGGCTAATATGACCATACAGGCGGCCCGTACCGTGCCCGTTTACAGCCCCATCTACGCCGGAGCTGTCGTCCGAAAACACTGCAAGTCGGAAGTCGGGAGGCTGGCCGGGGATAAGGTCGAGAGAAAGTCGGTTAGCTTCAACGTAGCCAGGGGAATCCACGAAGTCAACAAGGATGGAAATATTGAAATCACGCTGAACGGGTTGAAACCGTCCCCCGTTATGGTCAGGAAATGGCAAGAGGTAAGTCCATCCCCGACTGCTCAAATCGGTGACTTTGACGCCCTGTTTTATGTAGATGCAGACGGCAACATCCGGCAAAAAGTCGGTGCCCCCGCCACCTTCACCCGTGCTTCCACTGCTGTCCTGGGGGGGCGGACATATCAAGTCAATGAGCCACGGTTCATGGACAACGGACTGCTTTTTGAACCGACCACCACCAATCTGGCGGCGAGTGTGCTTGATGTGACGAATGAATCACTAAAAGGGTGGTATACACAGAATAGTACGGGATTGCTGGAAATCTCTTCTTCCAAAACGTACAACCATTCGAGCGCAATCCATATCACATCAAATAATGGCGGAAGAGATTATTTCCAGAAATATATAGGAATAGGAAAAACGGTAACGTTTTCATTCATGGCCTATGTCGTTTCCGGAAGCTGCTATGCAACCATCGAGGAAGAAAGCAATGAACAAGGCTATCCTTTTACAAAATCGAAGGTTTTAACTGAAAGTGGAATTTGGAGAAAAGTAGTCGTAACAAGGAAATTCACCTCAGATACAAATATCTGTTACTTCGTTTATGTACCAGCTGGCTCCGAAGTCTACATCGACGACATCCAGCTGGAATCCCGTCCCTACGCCACCAGTTTCACCCCGACCTCCCGTGATGCCGCAGACCGTCTGACCATTGCGGAATGGGTGGTCAACAAGACAAAGTGGACGTGCGAGTTTGATTTGACGTACAACGACAAGATGGTGGCGTGGGAAATGCCCATGCTCTTCGGAATGCCAGGATGGACGCCCAAAGCCTATGATCAAAGAATGTGGCGAATGGAAAGCAATGGATCCAATGCCATTTATATCAAGGAAGGCGCCACTGCTTCGAATTACAAGAACGATTTTTCTGTGAAAGTACCAAACCGTATTTCTCTTACATGGGATAAGGGAAAAATCGAGTTTTACTGTGGCGGTGAAAAGATTTCTTCTTTTACGGAAACCAGCGGTGAAAAGGTCCTGCAAACCCTGCTAATGGGAGACTGTATCGCCAACCCATTCAACGGCTGTATCCGAAACTTCCGCTTTTCCAGCACCGTCCACACGGCAGAAAAGATAGCCGCCGACAGCAAGCTGGACGCACTGCCGGTCGAGGACGATACCGTGCTGTACATGCCCCTCAAGGAGGATTTGAGCATGTACGGCAAAGCTGTGCAATAAGAAAGGAGTGAATCAATGAGCGAATTTAGCAACGTGAAAATCGGGGAAGCCGGGATGCACCTCATCGAGCTGTCCGCATCCATGAGCAAGCCCCTGGTTTTCACAAAATGCGAAATCGGGGATGGGATTTCTGACGGGAATACCCGGACGGAACTCATCTCTAAAAAAATGACTGCCCCAATCACAAGGGTTGCTGAGGTAGTCAACGCTGATGTGTCTGAGGCCCGGAACGTACTGTATTTTGCATACTCCAATGACGGAATCGCAGAAGGAGCGGGTTTCAGTGCCACGGAAATCGGGATTTATGCCCGTGTGGCAAGTGATTCCTACACCGACTCCGGGTGGGGCGGATACAAAGGGGAAGAAACGTTCTACGGATATGCCTATGCTGTAGATGCCGCCCATGGGGAGTGGATTCCCGATAAGACGTACAAGATGGATGTGCAGGAGTTCGCCATTTATACGTCCGTAGGCAATGCGTCATCTGTCGGGGTGGAAATCAATAGTGACGTATACGCTCGTGAAGAAGATTTCGAATACCATCTCACCGACCCAGAAGCCCACAGCGATTTCACGGGGTGTTCTGATGCATCCTCCGGGGTGCGGGGATTCGTCCCTGCCCCTGCGGCAGGAGACGGGAAAAAGTTCCTGTCGGCTACCGGCGGATGGGAAAAGGCCGGACACAGCCCGTTGGAGCTGTATGATTTGATTTATCCTGTCGGCATTGTCGTGGAGTTTGAAAACAGCACGGACCCGAACACTGTATTCCCTGGCACTACCTGGATTGTAACGCAGAAAGGCCAGGTTGCCGTGGGGGCCGGGGACTACTGGGAAAATGGGACGAAATACACGTACACCCTGGGAGATACCGGGGGCGAAGTGAAGCACCTAATCACTGTCGATGAAATGCCTGGCCATACTCATAGTGCTTCGGTATCCACCAACGGAAATCATTATCATGGCTGTTTCGGCGATAACGAGAAGAACCCGTATGGCATTTACGATAGTGCCACTACTCATGCAGGTTCGTCTGGGGCCGACTGGAACAACCCAACCGGCAGAACATCCACGGACGGCAACCATTCCCATACTGTGACTATCAGTTCCACCGGGGGAAACCAGTACCACGAAAACCGTATGCCATACAAGGTGGTCAACAAGTGGCTGCGGACAGCTTAATGGACTGTCGATGAGTTGGCGGATCATGGACACAGTGCAAGCTGTAGCACGGCAGGAAACCACTATCATGGTGTTCCCTGGGATAAGACGTCGGAAGCCCCTAACACGCCTTATGGCTGGTACGATTCCAATAACAACCACGCTGGCATGGAAGGTATACATTCTGACTATGACAACGCCATCGCCAGGACGTCCACTGATGGGAACCACTCCCACACTATCACCATTTCTTCCACGGGCGGTAACGGCGCCCATGAGAATAGGCAGCCTTACCAGGTCGTCAACTTCTGGCGTCGTACTGCTTAATAGCTGCTGATGAAATGCCTAGCCACAGTCACTCTGCATCCAGCTCCACGACTGGAGCCCATTACCATGGATGCTTCGGCGATAACGATAAAAACCCGTATGGAATTTATGACAGTGCATCTAATCACGCCGGTTCGTCCGCAGCCGACTGGAACAACCCCACGGGCCGTACGAGTACGGACGGAGCTCACAGCCATACTGTGACCATCGGTGCTACCGGGGGCAACGGCAGCCATGAGAACCGTCAGCCTTATGTGGCTGTCAATATCTGGCGCAGGACGGCCTAAGCGGTCCTCTTCCAAATGTTCACGGCGACGTAGGGCATTCTGTTTTCGTGTAGCCCGTTTCCACCAGTGCTCCCGAGAGTCGCACTGGGCGTGATGCTTTTGCTGAAGGACAATTCATCACGATACCACGAACCGGCAGAAGACGGCTCTACGGCGTTTCCGCTATTTTGTTCCCTTCTGGCAACACTGGTGTTCGTGCCAGCCAGCACGTTGGCGGCATCTTTAGACTGAGAGCGAATGGAAAAGCTGAAAGAAATGTTGGTTGTACCAAATGCCAGACTATGGCTGTGGGCCGGTATTTCATCAGCAGCTATTAAGCAGTACGACGCCAGAAGTTGACGACCTGGTAAGGCTGCCTATTCTCATGGGCGCCGTTACCGCCCGTGGAAGAAATGGTGATAGTGTGGGAGTGGTTCCCATCAGTGGACGTCCTGGCTATGGCGTTGTCCCAGTCGCTGTGCATCCCTTCCATCCCGGCATGATTGTTGTTTGAGTCATACCAGCCATAAGGGGTGTTCGGGGCTTCAGACGTTTTATCCCAAGGGACCCCATGACTATGATTTCCAGCCGTACTACAGCTGGCGCTGTGCCCATGAGCCGGCATTTCATCAGCAGTGAGTTGGTGCTTGACCTCGCCACCCGTAGCCCCGTTGGTGTAGGTGTATGTCACATTGTTTTCCACAT